AATCCACGAACCTACCCCCTCTGGAAAGTCATCTATTGAATCAACTTTACTGAACTCTTTAAAATTAGAGCTACCAACACCACCCTTTGACTTTTGAGCTATAAGCTCTTGGTCAGTTCTCCCTATGTTTTTGTGTGCAGCGTACCCAAAAGCGTTAAGTATATCTTTTTTATCTCCAGATGAATACTCACTTATTAGAGCATCTCTTAAATTACCTCCGTCTTGTTCAAAATAACTCTTACCTTGTTCATTTTTAGCAGCCGATATTCTATTTACTAAGTCAGATGCACCTTCTATACCTGCTTTTCTTATTTCATTAGCTATTAAAGCTACTTCTTTCTCATCCGTCCCCCGTGCAAAAGCAGCCCCATCTGAACCTGCCTGTCTGTAAAAAGATAAGCTTAAATCCTTCGCCATTTTTTGGGCTAACTTATCTTTTTCTCCGTCACTTAATTCACTATACTTTGCCATAAAATTTAAATATTATTATCTATAAATTTAGTTTTTTTATATGAAAAGTCAAAAAGGCTATGTGCCTTGAAGCGATTCATTGCTTAACATGTTAGATAACCGCTTAATTGAACGCCTTGGCCTACTGATTTTACTAGAATTTCCTGTGTCCATAGGCTCAACAGCTACTAAACCGTGACGTTGACGAGCTAAATCTAAACATAAAAACGCAGCATCTGCTAAGTCAGGGGATTTACCTAGTCTGGATTTGTGTTCTACCTTACTTTCGATCTTCATTCGTAAGGTAGCGCCTTTAACCATATCATAATTCCTACCTGTTATTTCTTGAGCTAAGTCTCCGTTCATACCAAACAACTGTTTAGTTCTGCAAAGCTCTTTGCCAACGAACCAAAGCTCTGTTACTCTGTTTACGTACAACTCACTTCCTATAAGTTTAGAATTAGCCGAAACCCTACGCTCAGATGCACGACCACCAAAAGAAACCCTCAAAATCTCATCGCTCCATTCTCCAGCTAGTACGTCACAAAATGGAGCCCCTGCTCCAGTTGCATCTACTGCGACATCCATCGGTTTTATCTTTCTTTTTTGACACTCCGCCTTCACCTGACGAACAATCTGGTAAGTCCTCGGAACCGCTTTGTTGGTGGCATCGTCATTAAGATGTATAGCTTCTCCAAGCTGGCAGACAAACTGTCCTGTTGAGTCATAACCAACATGACCAGTATATAAAATACATCTATCACCACCATTGGTAAAAGCAGGGTCTAAACCAGCAATAGGTATAGGGTTCCCTTTCCATTCTACATTGTTCATTGATCCGCTACGAGCCAACTCTGCTTCATTATATATGGTGTCTTCCTCATCTCCATCAAAGAACACAGCACGACACATCCTGTAGTACCCACGAGACTCTTGTCCTAGCAGGGCTTTGTCTTCGTTTAACTTTTCGGTAGTAGGTAGCCAAGGGTATATAACCTCATCAGCTACAACATTAGGACTTCGTTCAGCATCAAACCTTACATACTGCCCACCCCATTTTGTTCTCCATTCGTAGTCTGTATTAGTATCAACACTATCCCAACCATCTTTAGGTGTAGACCAAACACCAAAAGCATCGAACCTAGAGTTCGGGTTACTCAACCCCACCATCTCGAATCTCTCGTTCTTAGATAAGTTACTTAGACCAGCTTGAACTATGGCTTCGGATATTTCTGAAAGCTCATCAGCTATTAATATTATTCGCTTCTGTTTAATACCAATAAACTTTCCTATGGCTTCTTTAGTTTTTGATTTCTCTGCGGCTATCAAAGATAAACCAGCTCGCTCTATTAAGTTTCCTGTCTCTGTTTCGTATGCAGCGTTACCTATACTGTCTCTTATTCGTATAGGAGCTCCTTCTATAACCATCAAAAGTGAGACAACGGAGCCCCATATTCTTTTACGAGCTTCTCTTAAGGTAGTTGATGTTAATAATATTAGCGTGTCTCTTGGAGCAGCTAACCAATTTAGTATTCCCCAAGCAGCTAGTGTATGTGACTTACCACTGTTAGCCGCTCCACCTATAGCAATGTATTTATTACGAATGACAGCCCTTATCATCTCTTCTGCCCAAGGATGTTTTACCATCATAGGCTCTGGACGTTCAGGGCAATTCCAAATCTCATCACACAGTCTCCAAAAATAATATTCTTTTGCTCTGTTAGAGTCGTGGTTACCTAACCCGTACAACAGAGCTGTTATAGTGTTCGTAGGCGGTATTAGTATACCACCAACATCCATCTTCTTTGTCTTAGGGTCTATTCGTGGTTCGTATGCTTTGACAGACTTATTCATATTACTTGAATTTACGTATAAAAATACTATATTCTAATTGCTTTGCCTAAAAAACAAAATGATTCACAGTTCTTAGATAGGGAGGACGTTAAACGTGCTCTACAACTATACAAACAGGACTACAAGTTAACTACTATAGCTGATGAGCTAGGAATATCTACGTCAACTCTACGTAGATGGCTTAGAAAAGCTGGCTTCGGCCCTAAGAATGACTCTTATGGATCAAACCCAGACACTGAAAAAGAAAAAAGCGTAGATCCTATACAAGAATCATTAGACGAAGACCTTAATAAGAAAACTAAAGAAGCAATTAACGTAGCTAAAAGAGAAGCAAGGACTGCAGAAGAAAAAAACATACTCGAAATATCAGAGGCGCAAACATCTCCTGCCGAAAAGTATCAAACTTACGTAGCTGCAGCGGGTATGCGTTTACTTAGGGACTCTATGAGTAACTTAAGACCTCCTAAAACTATTCGTGAGTTAGACCAGTTGGATCAAATGATCAGAAGGAACTTAGGTCTCAATGATAAGAAAGGTGGAGGTGCAGGTAAGATGCAGATCGATATAAGTATTTTAAATAACGCTCGTGCTAACAAAAGCAAAAACGCTATTAAGATAAACCAAGAAGATATAGTTGATGTCGAACCAGAAAAACCAAAAGACTAAAGAAGACGCAGAATCTACCTTACTTTTATACTCAGGACTAGAGGACGCTTTTATAGGAACCGTTGATAGATATAACAACCCGCCAATAGCTTGTTATTCTAAAGAGATGACTATCTCACTTTTAAAAAAACAATTTAATTTATCTACCAAAGAGGCAAATGATAGGTTAGAATACGAGTACTTACTAAACAATTTTGGTGATGCTACTCCATGTTTTCTAGAAGACAGAGCGATATAAAAATGTTCCCTAATAGGGAGATAGTTGAACATCCTACTATAGTTTATAGGCAGGACATACCTCCTAAAGATTTTACATATAGGAGCGACATACTAGTTGGCTCATACTATTTAGTCATTCCACACACAGCTAAGGAAGTCTTTTACATTCAAATGCTTACAAAAAATGTCGATGTGTTCTTACCGTATGAAGGCGACGGGTTACTGTTAAGTAAAAAAGCCTTACAAGGTATATGATAATTGGTATTGATAATGGTTTAGACGGAGGGCTAGTTGCTATCTCAAGGCATACGGGTGCTGTAATCGATAAGACTATTATGCCTACAATACATAGAGCAGGTAAGCGTGAAGTTAACTCACGAACTTTGTATGAATGGATAATGAACCTTGGACAATGTGCAGATGATTTCTTGGTAGCGATTGAGGAACCATTGAAACATGCTAAATCCTCGCAAGCTGTCCGATCAATGGGTATTTCTTTTGGGAAAATTATGGGAGTCTGTGAGAGCAGAGAGTGGGCACATTGTTGTGTGTCAGTTCACAAGTGGCAAAAGTTCATGTTAGGTAGTGTTCCTAAAGGGAGCACTAAAGAAGCTGCCCTATGGAAAGCAGAGTGCCTTGCCCCTGACGAATGTTGGCAGAAAAGTAAGCGGGCTTCTAAAGCACATGATGGTATGATTGATGCCTTCTTAATTGCTAGATATATAAAAGATAAAACTCTTAGCGCATAGTCTCTAAACTGTATTATATTAAAAGCAGTTAAGCCTTTCTTGGTTTTATGCTTAACTAGGGGAGTAGGGGTATTTGCTTTTTTCTACCTCTACTCCCTATTTCAATTCTTTTCTCTAGACAAGTATTTGAGGGTAGTGTATGGGTTGTCAAAATGAAAACCTTATTTGAACGACAGAAAGAAGCCTGTGATTTTTTCTTATCAAGACAATTAGAAGATATCAATACTATAGATAGTAGTGCTGTAGGTACAGGGAAGACAGTGGTAGCTGCACACTTAACTAGAAACTTAGGAGGTGAAGTAGCTGTCATATGCCCTAAAGCAGTTATCCCTTCTTGGGAAAGAGAGTTAAAGGAGACAGGGATAGAACCTTTATTTGTACTCAACTACGAGAGTATTAGAAGAGGACGTGCTCCCTTCATGTCTAAGAGGGGTAAAAAGATAATGCAATGGCACTTACCTAAAGGCACTTTAATACTTATAGATGAGATACATAAATGCAAAGGAGCGTTTACTCAGAACGCACAGTTGTTAATTAGTTTAGTCCAGCAAGGGTATCGTATACATGGAATGTCTGCTACAGCAGCAGAAGACCCTACAGAGATGAGAGCGTTAGGGTATATGTTGGGGCTACATAGCCTTAATAAAACCGAAGGTAATCTTAAAAGTTGGTACGGTTGGATGTATAACAGTGGGTGTGCTCCTGATCAGTGGAAAAAGTGGCGGTTGATTACTAAGAAAAAGCTAGACTCTATAAAACAAGGGATATACGGAGTAACAGGACACAAACTTACTGTTGATGATTTCCCTGACAGTTTTAGAAACAATAGAGTTTTTATAGAGAATGTAGAGTTCTCAGATAAAAAAGGAATACAAAAAATATACAGGGATCTTGATATCACTCCCGAAATAGTTACTCAATATATAGAAGAAGGGACAGTAGGCGATAGCGAGTGGGCTCTGGTAAACATTTTACGAGCAAGACAGTTAACAGAAGCTGTAAAAGTTCCTGATATTGTTAACATGGCTGAGGACTTAATTGATCAAGGTAACTCTGTAGTGATCTTTGTTAACTTTAAAGACACTGTTAAAGCTCTATGCTCACAACTTAATTGTAGCTCTATAGAAGGCGGTCAGACCATAAAAGCACGGCAACAAATCATTGATGATTTCCAAGATGACGATGAAAATGTACTCGTTGTTAATATTAGTGCTGGGGGTACAGGACTTTCATTACACGATATTAATGGCAAAAGGCCCAGAGTTAGTTTAATATGCCCATCGTATTCAGCTAAGGAGTTTGCACAGACGTTAGGTCGTATTCATAGGAAT